GTAGAATTCTTCCAATCTTTTATAAATATCTTTTTAGGCTCAGTTTGATTATCTGTCCAAATTAAAATACCTTCAAGTATATTAATACCAGTAATTAAATAGTTGGAGCTAAAATTTAATATGCCTTGTGTATCAACAAGCAAAGGTTTTGTTAACTTTGTCTTGCTATTGTAGTACGCTATTACACTAGTATTAGCGGAAGCTATAAACCAATATACATCATTAGAATTTTCGTCGGCTTTCGCACCTACGCAAACAGGGGTATCTAAGGCTGTAATGTAACTAGAATTATTCCACTGGTTATATGCGTTGGTTTTAGGATTGTAACTTTTATTGCGCAATTCTAAGTTACCTTTTATGTTCTGGAAAGAACCAACCTGAGAGCTATCAGAAGAGGCCAACTCTAGGTTTAAGGCATCTCTATACTCTCCATTAGGTACTAATCTCTCATCGAGATCTTTATTCATTCTCCCCGAGTTGAACGTGTGTATTAATTCAGCCATTAAATATTAGTGTTTTATCTGCTTAGACTTACCTCTCATTATTTGTGCCATCTCCTCTATCTTTATATTCGATAGTCTTAGTTTAGCATTTCTTTTTGCTGCCACCATTTCTCTCTTGAATCTAGCAACCATATATTCCTGTGTGTTAGCTCTAGTTGATAGTATAGCGTAGGCTATATACTTGTAGAGTGCTTCTTCAGCAAACTTATGAACAACCATCTCCTCATCTGTACCTAAACCATCTGATATATATTTCAATGTTACGATTCTACCAGCCATGTTTGAATCAAAATAAACTATATTTGATATAGGATCTATATAAAAAGTACCATTAGTTTGAGCATGTTGAGGGTCTAAGCCGTATCTCCTCCCAAAGTGGTTTAAACCCAGTAACTCACCTACTCCAACTCCTTCTTGAGTCTCGCTTCTTCTTGTCTGAAACCTTTGTCTAGTAACTGACTCGTCAGCTGTTATAATCTCACCGTTTTGCTCATCAAATAAATATTCGTAGTTATCGTCCTGAAGTAAAGGCAGTGGATTACTTGTTTTTATAGCTGGGTATATTATTCTCTCTATACCATTACCATCAACCCAAACCATTTTTACATAATTTACATAGTCTTTTGGAAGTATAAAGTTTAATGCTGGACCAACCTCTATCTCTTGGGACTTAACGGAGGTAATATATCAAAACTAAACTCTTGTATTCCTCTTTGAGCATGGAAAGCAACATCAGTTCTTCTTATTTTACTTATTATTTTGTCTTCCCCAACATATGATATTATAAAATTGTTTATTATGTCTTTTATGCTAGTGAACTGGTATGATCCGTAGTTTTCATCCCAACTATCCCAAACGCCATCAGGCCCTAGGTAGTATTGTTCATCTGTTTGATTTATTAGCCCCATATATTAAGATTTTTCTTGTTGAATTGCTTCTTGTTCTTCTGAGTTAAATACTTGGTATAGACTTAAGTCTTTAACCAATAGCCCAGCCATTTCTAATATTTTAACAATTAGTTCAGTTTCTTCAGACGGATGTAACTGAAAATCAACTGATTGACTAGCATCGTAAAGAGCTTCTCCAAATACCATTTGATAAGCCCACTCTACTTTAGCGGGTTTCTTTATGTACTGTAGCTCAACTTCACTTGGTTGTATTACTTCTGAATCTCCATATACTTTTATGCCATTTGAGTTAGCAACAAATATTGGGCGTGTATTTTTTGGTTTTGTTAAAGGTGAAGAATTTATATATAAGAAATCATTAGCATTTATTCTCTCAGCTTCTATAGGCTGAACGGATACTATACCGAAAGGATCTGTTGTAGTATTCTTATAAACAACAGTACCTAGTCTATACAAGTCAGCAGGTTCATCGAAAGATCCTGCGGTATATGTTGGTTGTATTGATGTTTCAAATATATTTATTTTTTCATTTAAGATATTTAGCATGTCAGAATATTCAGTACTGTTTCCAGCTATTCTTCCGAATTGATTTATATCATAAAAGTATTGTTCAAACATGTCTCCTTGAGCATGATTTGCAAATAGATTAAATTCTTGAGGCGTAACATACCCTCTTTGTTCCTTGTTAAGTATTCCTAATACCCTTTGGTATACAGTATCTATGCTTACGCTCATGTTTATTTTGTTTTTATAGTGACTAGGCTACTATTAAAGCAGCCTAACCGCTATAGTAAGTAACTTATTTAAGTTTCTTTAGTATTGATTTGTAAACTTCCATCCCTTCATCTGTCTTGAAGTATGCAGCTAAAGCTGAATAAGGATGTTCATCAAATGGAACTGTCATTAATTTTCTACTAGATTGACCATACGTAAATGTTCTTTGGTCAGCTGATAGGTTAAGTATTCCAGCTTCTGTAGCTTTGACTCCAATGTTTCTTAGTTGTACATTTTCATCATTAGCTAGTTCTATAAATAAAGCTGGTTGTCTCTTAGCAAATATCATTAGATCTCTCTTTAATTCACTTGAAGATAAACTAGATACAGCACTACCAAATTCAGCTCTTAAAATAGCTTCTGCATGCTCTATATCTAGACTTCTAGCAGTATTTAAAGCTTCTAATTCTAATTCTATCCAATCAAGTTCATTCTTAGAATCTTGTACTGGGTTATGCTCAGAATACACTTTGTTTAAAAATGGGTGGTAAAAAGATAATAGCTTTTGCAAGCAAACATCTTGTTTTTTAACTGTTATAACTCCATCTCTAAGTACTATTCTACCGAGAGTTACTGGTCCTTTCTGTTCATCAACAAATGGTGAAGCATGGTTTGTAGCGTACCTCAGTTCTCTTTGATAACCTTTTTCTTTATCGAAGTATAGTAGTGGTTTCTTTTGACTATGCCTAGAAGGTATAGTATATACCAATGGTGATTTTCCAGTTTTAAGATAATATGTCCTATCTTTGAATTCCCATGTTGGTTTTTTAATCTCTTTTTGTTTAACCTTAGTTTCAGGTAAAACGTTTTCTAATTCCTGAGGAGCAACCTCAACTTTTTTTGCTGTAGCTTTTTTGTTAGCCATGATATGATATAATATAAATGTTATTAAAAAATTGACAATAGCCTGTTACTATATATATAACTAGCTAATGTCACAAAAATAATATTTACCCCCACATTTTCAGCAGGGGTAATTATTATAAATAATTAACTATCCAGCTAGATCTTTGAACAAGATAAAGTTGTTAGCAGCTTGAACACATAAACATCTTTCAGATAAGAAATGAACGTTCATTGCATCTTCGTCAGAAGTAAAATTACCTCCAACAGATCCAGTAATCCAAGATTTCATCTTACGGTCATCCGCTTCAGAAGCTCTGTAACGAATATGTAAGAAAGGTCTTGAGATGTTCTGCCCTAGCATTTGGTCATAAACTGAAGAAGTTCCAGCAGGTACTAATACCCCTTGAACATCACCAACTAATCCACGAGTTGTAGCGTCGTTTAAGTATTTCCAGTCAGTTTTATAGAAATCGTAAGATCCACGACGGAATCCAGAGAATCCTAAGTTAAGTGCCATATCTTCAGAGTTTTCGAATACACCATAAGATGTTCCTCCAGCTCCGTAAGAATTCTGTGCAGCTAACATATTGTCTATACCTAATGAAGTTGCGCGATCTAAGAATAACATGTTCTCTTCAATAGAACCTTGCTTGTCAAGTTCCTGTAGAATAAGATCAAAATCATCTAAACCAGTAGCACCATCAAAATCAGCATCAGTGTAAACTAAACCTCTTTCTTCTAGCGCTGAAAATAAACCGTCAGAACCAGTGATAGCAGTTCCACCACCAAATCCAGCTCCTGGAGTAATAGTAGTACCAGCAGCAGTACGTTCAGCTTCAATCATAGACATTTCTAATTGATCCTCAAAACGAATACGAGCTTCATGCTCAGATTTTAAGTACCATAAGTAACCAGATGTTCCAGCTTCAGTTGTAACTTCAACCCACCCAATTTGAGCAGTGTCAGATCCATTAACTGAATACTTGTCTCTCAAGATGATTGGCTTGTTGTTGAATTGCTCGAAAGCAGCATCTACAGAAGTACCAGCATTTTGAGTTCCTTTTGCATACTCAGAACCATATACGAATACTTTAACATCACCAGTACCTGTAATAGCAGTGGTTTGAGTAGCTCCGTAACAAGCGAAAGTAATAGTAGCAACACCAGCAACTGTAGCGACAGTTTGCACATATGCTTTATCTACTGTAAAACCATCAGCACTAGCAATAACGATAGTAGCTCCAGGTCCGATAAGGTTTGTAGAAGCACCAGCATTTGCAGGTATAGTTAAAGAAGTTGTTGACGCGATTGTTGCATTGTCATACGCAATATGTAATCTACCTTGCTCAGACCAAACTACTTGATCAGATGCCATAGGCATTTCAGCTCCAACCATACGTAAGAATCCAGAGATTGTTCTGTTTCCAAAACGCTCAACTTCTTTCTCATATACTTCTGGTAAGAATTGTTGTGTAAAATCCATGTCTGTTAAAGACAGGTAATTGTCATTAAATAATGTTTGGGTAGGTCTAGGTGTTAAATGTGCTAAAGCACCTGCACTACCAGTAAAAGAACCGTTTGCGGCCATAATTTTTAAATTTTAAGTTATTTTTTTCGTCTAATTCCAAACTTAGAAGTTTTAGAATCCTTTACAGCTCGCACTTTAAATCCACCCTCATTACTGACTTTCTCATGTGTCCCTCTAGGATCCATATCAATATTTTTAGACTTCATTATACTGTCTCTTACGCCATCGGCTTTACCTTGTTCGTAAAAGTGCTGTGCAATCTTATCAGGATTCATAGCGGTAAATAAAGATTTATGATAACCTTTAGCATCTGACATCTCATTTTTTTCATTCAAGAACTTCTTGACAAAATTATTGATATCGCTTTGGTTTGTCTTTACTTCGTCTGCGTTGTTTACTTTAAACCTAAATTTCTTATCACCAACGGAGTAATCAAAACCTTTGAACTCCTTAGAAAAGACATTTTCTGTTTTTTTCTTAAACGTAGACACATTGTGTTCAGCTATTTTAGTAGCTTCTTCGTTTTCCTTTTTATAGCGATTGAAAAAGTCAACCGCTTCTTTTTGTTCAGGCAGTAGTTTACTACCACCTTTTATTTCTTCGTAATAATTATTTTTTAAACCATCTAAATGACTCTTAGCTTTAGCTAATTCCTCTCTTCTAGCTAACTTCTTACGTCTTATATCTCTCTCTTCATCTAAGTCTTCATCATAAGAGAAGTTGTCTTCCATTAAGAAGTCTATATCCTCCCTATCTAAGTGTGGTTTAGTACTATTGTAGTACTCCATTAACAGTTGATCTTCGTTTAAGTCATCATAGTTTTGATTTAACTTAACGTAATCTTCTAAAGTCCCGTTAGTTTCATTTATGAAATCAACAACTTTTTGTATATTCTCTGGTAATTCAACCCCAGTAACTTGCTCTTGCTCTACAGCTTCTTGAATTTCTTCTGCTAAGTCTTGAACCTGTTCCACAACCTCTTCTTCTGTTATCTCCTCTATAACGGAGTCAATAACCTCTTCAACAGTAGTTGTTTCCGGTACTTGTTCAACAACTTCTTCTACAGTTGATTCAATAACCTCCTGTTCTTGTTGCTCAGGCTGTTCTTGTTGTTCTGGCTTATTTAGCTCTGACAAGTCAACCTTTATTATGCCATCATCGAATGATATTGGCTTACTCTCTACCTCTGCTGTAACCTCATCGATTACCTCAGGTACTTCTTGTGTTTGTTCTGACATGATAAAATATTATATAAGTGTTATTACTATTATTACCTAGGATCCGTAGAATCTAAGTTAAAACCACCACCTATTACATCATTTCCCGATGATTCAAAATTCTTTGGTACTTGATTTGTTTGGCTTCGGTATTTTATTTCTCCTTGTTGAGTTGCTTCCATTCTAGATCTATCGTCTTTTCTGTTCTCTCTAAGAACTTCTTCACCTCTTTTCCCACTTGATTCCGCTTCTTTAAGTTTTAAATTCATCTTGAATTCCAAGTGCATTAATTCTTTTTTAGAAGCTACTTCCTGCATCATTTTCTCTTTATCTATAGCAGCTTGAATCTTTAACAGCTCTGCTTTTTGAGCAGTTATTGCTTGGTTTTTCATAACCTCTGCCTGAGCTGCTACTTGTTGTGCTTGAGCGTTAGCGTCTGCTTGAGCTTGTATGTTCTGCTGTTGCATCTGCATATCTCTCTCCTGCTTAGCTTTTCTTCTTATTTTTAATAACTGATTAGCTAGTCTAGTACTTCTTATCTCTCTAAGATCTATAGCATCGTCAATATCTATTAAACCAGAAGATATAGCTGCTTGTATATTGTTTTCTAACACAGCTTTCTCTTCTTCATCAGGTTGTAACTCTATAAATATAGCGAAATCGTGTAAGTATAAATCCTTCATCTCTTCTAACACAGCTACATTCTGATTACCTATTTTCTGTATAAAAGCTTCTTTTGTTGGAGAATACTCTAATATATCAGATATCCTAAGAGATAGATTCTCTGCTAGATCAGATGTTAAGAACAGACTACCATCTAATATGTGTCTAGTTGCTGTGTTTGAATTAGCAGCAGCTATTTTCTGAACACCAACTAAAGCTCTAGCATCAGGAGTACTTCCGTCTCTAGCTTCGTTTAAGCCAGTTACATCACGTATCATTTGAAGGTAGTAATTATATGTGTTTATTAAAGCAGATAACTTACTACCACCTGAACCACTTGTTATTTCCTGTATAGGAACTTTACCAGGATTCATATCACCTTCTTGGGTAAATGATCTACCTATAACGGAACCTGTCTGGAAGAACATGTTTAACGCCTCCTGTGGGTTGTAGTTTGTACCATTACCTAAATCTACCTCAGCCAAACCATCTGCATCTAGATAAACCCCGTCAGGAACCATTCTAGATAGCACCTGTTGCAGTTTTAAATGAGTTAGTTGTATCATATCAGCAAAGCCAGTTATACGGCTTACAATTGATTCTATGCGACCCTTGTACATTCTGGGTGCAACTATACTGTAATTCATTTTTACTTTAGTAAAATCACTTTTAGGCCTTATCATGTTAGCTGCTAGCTTCCACTCCAAAGTCATCCCACCTAATACTTTAACACCTTCATATAAAACCTCTACCGATCTAGATAGCTTTTCTATACCATACTGTTCGTATAATTCTGGTGGTGGATTAAACTCATCATCTTTAGGTATTAGCTTAGAAGCTCCTGTCGATGTGTCTTTTACTTTGTAAACCTCATTAGTGTATGTTTTATAGTTGTAGTATAAAACCTGTACGGTATTACTATCGTCTTCACTATAATCTTGTAGATTCCTATCATATGAACTATTGTTACTATATGACTGCCCCGCTATTTTATTAAGATCTTCATCTGTTAAACCTGGGAATTGTTTCTTCAATTCGTTTAAATGTACACTCTTAACCTCTCCAACATAATATAAGTCATCAAAATAAGGTGACTCTGTATAAGAGTAAACCACATTAACTGGATCAACATACTCAACTTTAACTCCTTCTGATTTAGAGAATCTATTTTTAATAGCACCTATACCTATAGTTGTCAAGTCATAATTACATCTTCTNTTTATTAAGTCGTATTTGTTTCCATTTAAAAGAACGTTTATTGCTTGTTCTTCAGCTANCTCAACACTTTGTTTATAAGTCAACTGCATGTGTAGATCTAGCTCTTCTTTGTTTTTAGGTAAAGTCTCTGGATCATTTTCAAATAAGCTAATACCGAAGTCAGCTTGAACCTGCTCGGTTAGTTGTCTAGTCTGCATATCACGCAGTATGGATTCCATATACTTAGTACGCTTATCTACACCAAAAGGATCTTGAGAGTAAGCTTTTATATCAAATGCTCTATCTGATATACCATTTGTTACTATATCTACAAACTTAGGAATAACAGGTACTGGTTTCCAATCTAGGTTTAAGTAAGACATATCACCATTTATAGATAATTCGTCTTTGTATTTTTGAACAGGTTGCTCTCCTCTAGAGTACAATCTTAATCCATGGAAAGTATTTCTATTACTCTCAAATCTACTACCACTTCCTCCACTACCAGAAGTGAACCACTCACTCTCTATAGCTCTACCTATTAAGGTACCATATTTGAGTGATGCTTTCTCACGATCGCTAGCAATCTGGCTTGGAAAATAACTTGTTATTGGTAACTGAGCCATATTTATTGTTATATTATTTTAGAAAATGCACCATCATTAGTGTATCTTGCTATTTTTAAATCTAATTTAGGTCTTTGTATATTTTGATTAGGTCTATATAAGTTTCTGTTACAAGCCATTATAGCTAAACCAGAGCTAATAGCTGCATCAAACTTAGTTCGTTTATTTATATCAAAACCTGCCCAATCATTTAGTGTTTCCGTAAAGTACATGTCACCATATTGTCCATCTGATTTTAACCCAACGTTTTTATCTATATAAGTCTCTATAGCAGCTGCGTGAGCTTGCTTTATGTCTTCACTGGAGTTTGGCATTCCACCTAGTTCCTTCTCAGTTATAGACAACTTATTCCAAAGTTTATCAGGTCTATTCATAGAATAGCCTCTATAACCTCTTCTCTTAAAATGATACAGTAGCCTTGGTTTATTATTCTCACAAAGTATTGGCATGCCGTAAAATACACAGGCCATTAATACATCTTCAAAAAACATCTCAGCTGTCTGTGGTCTAGCTACGTATTGTAAAAAGAAAGTGTTAGGAGGAGCATCTTCCATACTAAACTTGGTTAAGCCATGTAAAGCTCCTTTAGAACCTCTACCGTCAGTTGTACCTGATATATCGTAGCTATCACACCCAAAAGCACCCATGTGTTCATTGCCTGGGAATTTAACTCCATTCTTCAATGTCTGACTATTTTGCAAGCTTGAATTTGGTATCCAAGAAACTTTAAACCTCCCATTTGGGTTTGGTGTAAAAACAACCCTAGAGTCTTTTATACCATTCTCCCACTGAAAACTACCAGTAGTTATAACGTTACTGTTTTTTAGATCTTCATTGTAATCAATTTGTTCGTATATCTTAACTAGATTAAACAAACTGTTTTTTGTCTCATCTCTAAACGCGTGCTCTTCTGTTCTAGGGAATTGCCTGTAGAATTCGTTTAAAGCATCTTGATCATTTCTTAAACCATCTGCTTCATTATTCCAGTTCTCTATAACACCCATTTCTATAACATCACCATATGTATCTAGAACTTCTTCAGTAGGTGTGTCAAAAACAGGGTGACCGTATTCATCTATAAAGCCCTCGTAATTCCATTCCATAGGTATAAACAAAGAGTACAAGCCAGATGCTGTTTGTCCATTTCTGTTTCTATTAGATGTATCTGAGCTATTGAATAACTTCTTAAAATTAGCACCTCCTTTATCTAAAGCATTTGATGTTGAACCCATCATACACTTACCTATAATTCTATTACCTAATCTTAGACAAGTTTTAGTAACTCGCCAGTTATTTAATATGTTGTCAGGTCTCTCCCANTTTCCACTCTCGTCGTGTACTAGTAGTTTTAGTTTTTCCCCATCNTATGAGTTGTCACCGGTGTTTTTCCAGTCAATCGTTGTGTCGAGACCTTCGAGTTTTTCTGCGCCTTGTTTTGATTGTATTGACTTTCTTGTAAGTCTAGAGGCTGGGATTCTGTATGCGAGCTCTGTCTTTGGACGGTCCATTCCGTCTTGTATTGGTTTAAAGAAGAATGGATAGTTAACCGATATTGGTACAACTTTGTCCGTAAACATCTTCTTTGCATCGGATCCAGATTTTGACAGTATTCCAAATCTAGCATCTGAAGATATTGTTGCTTGGTTAACAGTCTCGCCGGAAGCCATAAAAGAAAATCCAGATCGTCTGTTTTTGAGGTAGGACATTCCATAACATCTTTTGTCTGCTTTGCAAGCTTCCCAGAATATAAAGAATAATCTGTTTGCCTCTCTAAAGTCTGGTTTCCCAACGTCAATCTTGGACCACTGCAGGTACATAAAGTGAGTACCAGTAATGTAAGTAGCCACGCTTTTATTATTAAACCAATGGCCTTCGTCTCTTCTTCTGAATTGTTCATCTATATATGGTTCCCATTTATTTTGAAAGTCTTCTGGATAATCTCTCCATTCGAATATACTCTCAACAGACTTGAGTTCTTTAGGATATTCTTCAGCCTTCCACTTGTTAGTAGATCTATCTATTTTAGCAGGTTCTTTTGGTAGAGCTATATTCAAGTTGTTTATACTGTATATCTCACCTATTTGACCAGTTTTACTTATAACAATTATATCATGCTCTTTGTTATAGCCATAAGACCACTTCTTAGACTTGTTAAGTCTGGATATGGTATTTTGCCTAACAGGTGTTACGATACTGTATAAGGTTTGCTTGTAGATCATTTACTCTTAGATCTTTTTTCTGCAAAACCAGTGAAGCTTTTTTCTTCAACCTGCTCCTTTGGCTTGTTATTTAATAAATCCTCTTCCTCTTGTATTCTGCTCAATATTTCAAAGGCATCAAATATAGCTAACTTTTTAGTAGCAGCTGCATTTTTTAGTTTATCAGCTGTTAGATCGTCCCCAGAATCAACTATAGCTTCTTCAGCTACTTTTATTAATTCCTCCACCGCTTTCTGTCCAGCTAGGATTATATTCTTCTTCGTTTCCTGTACGTTCATATTTAATTGTTATTGAAGTGGTTGGTACTCTATATAATCTTTGAGCACCTATAATAAACTCATATTCAGAGCTTGGTCCAAATCCGATCAAGTCTCCCTCATGTAATCCATTTAATTTTGGATCTTTTACTTTTAAAATACCAACTAGTGGTTTTTCAAAATTAGTTGAAAACATTTTAGTTTCCTTTATTGGCTTAACTAGATTAAAGCCTTCACAAGCAAACCACCTAGGGCAGTTGCAACTCTCGTCTACTTTGTCGTAAGCATATATCTGGTTTAACTGTACGATATACATGCCATCTCCATAATAACTCTTACTATTCTTCTCTTCTCCTCTTATGTCCCTGAAGCGTCTAAACACATTGTGATGCACTATAACCTTGTCACCAACGCTTATACCTGTTTTATTCTTATACGGTTCGTAAACCACCTCAGCTATCCTGCTAACGTAGTTGTGGTTTTCTAACTCCGTATTTAATATCAATTCCTTACCATCAACAAATTTTCTATTGTTGTATCTACCATCAACTGGTTTTACAATAAAATCTAAATACCCTTTCATTAGTACTGTAGATCATATTCAACAGCGATAGACATGGTTTTGTAAAAGTCCTTCCAAGGCATTAATTCGTCAGCTTTTTTTATGTAAACCGAAAACTTATTATCCTCTTCTATGATGTTCTCTATAATATGACCACCATACACTTCCTGTCCAACAGAGTAATGCATGGCATCGCTTTTATAGTCTCGACCAATACTAATCTTTCGTATTAGTCTCATCTTCTTTTATATCTTGAATTTCACCTGTATTTATGTCTATATTAACAGATCCGTATTTGCCTTCTAATATGTTTCTAGTGCTCTCTAATTCTTTAATCAGTATAGAGAATTTAGATACAAGATCTATCTTGTGTGCTTCNACTCCACCAATCTGCATCTGCATTTGATTTACTTCATACATTGCTTCTTGTAATTCCTTAAGCTCTGCATCGCTTAGTTTCTTAGTTGTAGAGTCATTAACAACATCTTCGAACTCAGTGTAATCTTTTACTTTTTCCATTTCTACTTGATTTTATATAATTAATTATTATAGTTATATTATTACGCGAAAATAACCCTACTTAATAGTTTACTGGTCAACAGGCGGTACTTCTGCGCCTCTTGGCCAACCCATAAAACTATGTGCTGCTACATCCCCTGGGAACACTTCGTAGTTCCGAAATCAAGTAGGTCGCTAGACATTACATCATACGCCCACCCTGGGTAATAAACTGGTGGTGTTATCTCGTGACCGTCAGGACCGTAAGTCCCAGGTGTCTCAACCACCTTACCA